AATGGCTTTTGACATACAAAAAAGATCTTTAAAAAAATCTAAAAAAAACACCTGGAGCAGATCAATGAGATCTGCTCCTGGCACAAAAAAATTTGCACAGAAACTTGGTACACCTGGAGCCAGGAAAATTGCAAAACAATATCTTATCCAGGAAATGAGAGAGGTTATGCAATGAGAACAATATTTAGTTTAGCTGAGAAAGGCAGAGCTAGTTATTTCGATATAAAGAAAAGGGAAGATCAATATATCTTTTTAATTATGCTTCCTAATGTTGGTGGGGTTAGACCTATTTGCAAAAATGAAAAAAATCTTAGATTGAAAACTATAATCAATACTAAGATGGATTGGTGTGATATGAGTCTTAAAGAATATCTCAACAATTCAGAGAATGAGCAATACTATTGCCAAACTTTGAAGGGTAAAACACTTTGGAAAAGAATTAAAAAAACTTTGGAGAAAATATGAGAACTAGAACTACTGATAAAAAATTTAATGGCTTGTGCTGGATCACTAGACACATCAAAGATGATCCTTCACAGCCAACATACACAACTTACTTTGCCAAAATTCCTAATGGCAACAAATCTCCCAGGCTAGTTAAAGTTGGATCTGACAAAGATCAACTTAGCCTGGCTGTTTTAAGAGAGAGAGCTAAAGATGAGATCAGCAAAGTAAGTACCAGGGGAAACTCTGATCATACTCTTAACTCATTTTTTGATGAGATCTTTATCAAAGATAGGGAAAGAAAAAAAACTGAAACTCTCAGGCATTTCTTTTATATGTGGGATAACAATATTAGAAATACCCTGGGCATGAAAAGAATGGTAGATCTAGAAACTATAGACATCTACCAGGAGTTTATGAAGATCTCCGAAAGATCTGAGTCAGTTGCAAACAAATGCTTACAACACATCAAATCTTGTTATGCATTAGCTATGGATCTTGGCTTGGTTAAATTTAATCCAGCTAGTTCTGTTAAGAAAAATGCATCAGAAAACAGGATCAGATTTTTTAATGCTGATCAGACAGTTAGATTTAAAAAGGCATTGTTTTCATTAGGAGAGGATCACAAATTTGCTACAGCTCTGATCTATGCTCTTTACTTAACAGGAGCAAGATTTGGAGAGCTTAGAGATGCTAAATGGTCAGATCTACATGGAAATAAAATCGTTAGATCCAAACACAAAACTAAAAAAATTACAGGTCAGGATCGTATTATTTATTTATCTCCAGAGGCTATGGATCTGATCAACAGATTGCCCAGAGATAACGAATACATTTTCAACTGTAAATATGTCAAAACTGCCTGGAATAAAATCAGAGAGATTGCAGATCTTAAAGAGTTTCACTTGCACGATTTAAGACACAACTTTTGTACCCAGGCTATCAACAATGGTATAGATCTAATCAGAGTTGGTAAATTGGTCGGTCATAAGTCTGTCGAAACAATGGAAAAATATGCCCATGTTTTAGATCAGACTTCTGACAACGACATCAAACAGATTGGCAATCTTTTAAGCTAATCGTCAAACATAGGTAGATCCCTTCCTTGGGGATCTACCTCATAATATTTCTCTAAATGTAGCTCCAGGTAATGAATTGCCTTTTTAATATCTTGCACATGAAATGCTCTTCGCTTTGGATCTCTAGATCTGCAAACATATTTAATGACATTACCTAATGCATAAGGAAGATCATTTTGCACAATAAAATCTATAGGCTCTATCATCAATCTTTTGTAGTGATCTCCTCCTACTTGGAATGAACTTGCCTTATCAACAATTTCGTGAGCCTCTTCCATTTGTTTATCAATATCCATTTAATTTCTCCTAGATCTAATAAGATCTGATTTTGTTTGTAATTACAATTTTTAAATAGTAAGACTATCCAAAAATTTTTTAGATCTAATTGTACTCCATATATTTACTTTCAATGCAGTTATCCCTCATAATGTGTCTTTATTTTTCAAGATGGAATTATTAATGGAAGATCTCAAATGTGTAGATACTAAAGAGGCATCTAAAATTCTTGGTGTTAGCCCTAACACTTTAAATTGCTGGAGATCTCAAAGTACACCGAAAAATCCCAAAGGCCCTAAATGGGTAAATATAGAAAGTGCTGTCAGATATAGGATCAAAGACCTGGAAGAGTATCTGAGCAACAACACCATGGGAGAAACTAATAAATAAGTGGAGAAAAAATATTGCCTTCTAAACATAGTATTTTGGGGCCATCTGCTCATTCCAGGTGGAGTGTCTGTCCAGCCTCGCCAAAAAAATGTGCTGAATATCCTGGGGAAACATCCAGGGCCGCTGTCGAGGGAACTATAGTGCACAACATTTCTGAGATGATCCTTAAAGGAAGATTTAAAGATACAGATCCAAAAAAATATTGGGTAGGTCAGCAGATAGAATTAGAAGGAGAAATTATTACAGTTTCTCCAAACAATTATGATTGTGCTCTTTTTTATGTTGAGTATGTAAAGAAAAGAACTGAGGAGCTCCAGGGCAGATTACTAATTGAGGAGCAAGTTGAATGTACTGAAATACACGAGGCAGTTTGGGGTACTTCTGATGCAATCATAATTGGCAAAGACAGAATTGCTGTTATTGATTACAAAAATGGCAGATGGAATGTTGAGGCAGAGAACAATTCACAATTAAAGATTTATGGTCTAGGAGCATTAGCTAAATATTCAGATGATCCTGAAACGATTATTGAACTTACAATCGTTCAGCCAAATACTCCAGGCAATAAAAAAAAGATCAAGACAGTAGAAACCACAGCAGAGCATTTAGTTGATTGGGGTTATGATGTCTTAAAACCACAAGCTGAGGCATGTTTTGAAGATGATCCAAAGTTTGTGGCTGGAGAGCATTGTCGGTTTTGTAATTACAAGCCACATTGCAAAACTAATAAAATCTATGAAAAACAAAGAGGTGGATATGACAAAGAAATTATTGGATGAAAATCCAAAATTGAGCCGAAGTTGGGAGGAGCCTTGCTTTACAGCAGTTCAAGAAGATGGAAGCAAAATAGAATGGTATGAAAGAGATCTGGATCCTGAAACAAAGGGAGTGATGGAGAAACTTCTTATCAATCTACAACAGAGAAATGAGCTTGAGGGTAAATATCAACAAGCAATAATCATTACTCAATCAATGCAACAGATCATGGATCTCCATGAGCTGTTTTACGAGAAGTTGCTAAACCTCAATCCAGGTAAAAAAATCGTGGAAGGTGGTACTGTGACTTTAGAAACTAACATTAAGACTAAAGGAGATTAATTTATGTCGTTAGAAAATATAAGAAAAAAGAGTGTGGTCAAAGCTCCAAGAATTTTAGCTTATGGCCCTGCTGGTATAGGAAAGTCGAGTTTTGGGGCTACCCTGGAAAACCCAATTTTCCTTCTTACTGAGGATGGCCTTGGTACATTGCAAGTGGATCATTTTCCTCTGGCAAAAACTTGGCTAGAAATAAAAGAGAGCCTTACAACTCTGCTGAAAGAAAAACATACTTTTAAAAGTTTAGTTTTAGATAGTGCAGATTGGCTAGAGCCATTGATCTGGGATCATGTTTGTAAAGAAAATGATTGGGCAGACATTGGATCGGCCGCTTATGGAAAAGGCTATACTGCGGCCTTAGAAATTTGGAGAGAGTACATAGCTCTAACAAATGCTCTGAGAGATCAAAAAGGAATGACAATCTTAAATTTAGCTCATGTGCTAATCAGAAGATTTGAGGATCCTGTCACAGAGGCTTATGATCGCATGGAGATCAAACTCCACAGAAAGGCCGCTGACTTGCTCATAGAAAATTCTGATGCAGTCTTTTACATGGCTTATAAAAAAGGAACTGTTCAAACTGCTGGTAAAGGTGGAACACAAACTAAAGTTCTTAATGGAGATAGAACTATATTTTGTGAAGAACAAGCGGCCTACTTGGCAAAGAATAGGTATCAACTAAAACCTGAAATGCCTTTTTCCTGGAAGAGCATTTCTGAGATGATCAGAGAAAATGCAAAAGCTAACACCTCTGAAAAAGAGTCTTAATGGTTGAAGATCTAATTAAGTTGTTAAAGGAGATCTCTGATCAACTTGATAGCTTTAGACAGGAGAATGGTGGGCTAGACATGGAAAATGAACAGCACACAGATTTTCCTACAGGAACTATGAAAAGTTTAGATCTCATACAACATGAGATTGATACTTCAATAGATTGGCTTGAAGATCCTAATACTTATGATCCAGGTTAGCCCTGGATCTAGGATCTTTGTTTTTAATAATAAAAAAGTAAGGAGGTCAAAATGGGAATACCTTTTGATTTTGATGAAAATGAAGTGCCTGAGGCTAGTGTATCTGGATCCTCAGGTAATTTACCAAATGGGATCTACAACTTAGTTTTTAACAGAGTTGCAGATGCCAATGATAATGCTGATGAAAATGGGCAAGTATCAGGTAAAAATGATTGGAAAGCATTAAAGATCTATTTCACTTTGAAATGTACTAGCGACATGGAAAAGCCAATAGTCTTAGATGCTACTTTTCAATCTGACTATGATCCAACAATCACAGGAAAGGATGGCAATCCTATGAGAGATTGGATGATAGAAAATGGCAAAGCATCTTACAAAGCAATGATGTTTTATTCAGGAGCTACAGATCTTAGAGATCCTAAAACTAGCTTGGTGGGTAGAGAATTATCATGCTTAGTTGAAAAAGATGATGCTGGGTATTTGAAATTAGTACCTGGTAGCAAAGGGCAAAATTGGGGAGAGCTCCAAGATCTAGATAAACCAGAAATAAATGTGACAGCAGAAAAAGTTGAAGTCACAAATTCTGAAAGTGGTTTAGATAAAGTTGTTCCTAAAACAGATCCTCAAGGATTTGACGAGGAAATACCCTTTTAATGTATAGACATAAATCTCCTTCCTTATGTGGATATTGTTTGAAACCAGGAAGGGGATTTTTTGTCACTATAGATAGTAAAGTTTGGGCATCATGCTCAATAGAACACATGGATAAAATTAAAGAGAGAATAGCAAACAAGGAGAGCCTGGGGATCAATGCAGTATCAAATCCACAAGGAGTTGATTATGCCTTGAAACAAGTCAAAGAGAATTACAAATCCTATGCAAAGAAAAATGGATCCTGGATTTTGCATCAATGGGATCCTATGGATAAAAAAATGTTTTTTCAGATCTTCTTATCTCATTATCTCTCTTATGAAAGCAAATTAGCTGACAGAGGTATGGATGGACATAAATAATGTATGGGATGATTTAGGATCTAATGATCATTTAGCTTATAAAGGATCTTCAAGATCTATTGCAGATCTAATCCAGGAAATGAACAACAATGGGCTGGATATTGTCAGCCTAGATACTTCTGGAGAGGTTAATAGAGTAAGGGTAAAGGCAACACCTAACACCAGACCTGATCGTTCTGGAGAGGCCTCAGGATGGTATTTTTTTTATGACAATGGCAATAATAATTTTTTCTGCAATTATGGAAATTGGAGAACAGGCGAAACCTATAAATTTTCCTCTGTAGATACTCAATATATGTCTGTCCAGGAACAGGCAAAAATTAAACAAGAATTAGATAAAAGGTATAAAGAGCAACAGGAAAGGAGGGAAGAGAACTATAGAGAAGTTGCAAAGGAAGTACAGGTTAGGTTTCAAAAAACTAAAGATCTTAAAGAACATGAATATCTCTCATTAAAAGGTGTTAAAAATTATGGGTTTAAAGAGTTAAATGGAAATTTAACAATTCCTCTGCATGATACTACTGTTCCAGATTTTCCTGTATGTTCTATGCAAACAATCTATAAAGATGGAACTAAAAGATTTGTTTCTGGCTCCAGAGTCAAAGGATCTTTTTTTCCTTTAGGCTTTTCAATAAATGAGATCTCAAATTTAGACAAGATCATAATTACTGAGGGATTGGCCACAAGTTGTTCTGTTTATGAGGCAACTAATCTTCCTGTTATTTGTGTTTTTTCTGCAAACTTTGGATTGGAATGTTTAACCAATCTTCGTAAATATACTCAGGCTAAATTCATCCTGGCTTTTGATAATGATACTCACTATGTTGGGCAAGAACAGGCAAAGAAGATCCAGGCATCAATAAACAATGTTGAAGTTAAGATCCCAAATAAGCCTGGATATGATTTCAACGACATACACAAAGAAGATGGTTTAGCAGAAGTAAAAAGCCAACTTATGATCTCTGCTTTTGACATTAAAGCAATTTCATTAAGACAGTTTGATACAAATCCTCCGAAGAGATCCTGGCTGGTAAAAAATTTAATTGAGTCAGCTAAGACAGGCCTCATAGCTAGTGCTGGTGGCATAGGCAAGAGTTTTTTAAATTTATCTTTAGCTTTTAATTGTGCCAGGGGAGAAGGATCCTTCCTGGGTAATCCAATAGAGAAATTTGGAAATTGTGTTTTGCTAGTTGCTGAGGATGATGTGGCTGAGATCCATAGAAGGATCCAAATGTTAGATCCTAACAACACCAGGAAAAATTCTTTGTATGATGTTTATATTATTTCTGTACCAGAGTTAGGAAAACCTTTGACTTTGATCAAAGAAGATCTAAATCAAGGCTTACACATCACATCTGAGGCTTACGATATTATTGATGGACTATCAGCCATACCAGATCTAGTTATGGTGTCTATTGATCCATTACAGGCTTTTATAGGGGCACAAACCAATAGCAATGAAGTAGGGCAGTTATATTCTATTTATGCCCAGATGATTGCGACAAGATTTGAAACATCAGTTATTGGGATCCATCATTTATCTAAATCTGGTTTAAAAGAAGATCTGCAATTTTTAGAAATGAGGGCCAGCATCAGAGGAGCTAGTTCATTTGTGGACTCTTCAAGATGGGTTTTAGGATTAAGCACAGCAGATCCAGAAAGTGCAAAGCAGATCTGCATAGAAAATAATGAAGAGTGGGATCCTCTTAAAGTTATTAGATGTGGCATTGTCAAAGCAAACTCTGAGGCAGATATGAATGTCAAAACATTGATCAGAAAAAATGGGATCCTGGAGCTTGTGAGGGAGCCAGGCAACATTATTTGGGAAGAATGATTGGGTACCCTTATGGTCAGAAACAGGCAAGGTATTGGGAACACATGTGGTCACAATGACATATCTATTACATATAGATATGGGGAATGCCCCTTGGGGCATTTCCCCTATCAGAGAGAATTGTTTTGAAAAAGTTTTACAACAAACATCCTGACTTCTCGAACTATTGGTGGATCACATCAGCTTTACCTGGAGAGGAGAGTGCTGAGATTAATTTAGATCTAGCTTTAGCTAACAAAGATTTTATAAAGCTCAAGGCAAATGCCTGGAGGTGGTTTAGAGATCAGATCCAGAGGAAGGATCTAAAACTATCTTCCAGGGAGCAAATAGTTTTATGGGCATTGATCGAGAGGATCAGGGGTAAGAGTTTTTCAGTATGGTGTTCCTACCTTTACCTCAGCAGAATGCTGAATAAAGATAGGAAAACAATAGCAAAGGCAATAAATAACCTGGCAGAGCAAAATGTAATTTGGCTTGTCCAGGAGGGGAGGGAGAGGGTAGCAATGAGATCCTTACCAGCTCAGAAGAGAGTAAAGAAACATATCATCCTGGTAGGGTTAAATGCCTATTTAGGGGATTTAGAGGGGTAAAGTGAGAAAAATGAGCTCCATAGAGGCTCTCTAAGGGCTAAAAAGGGTTAGGGTAAGGGTTTAGTACCTCCAAAAGAAAAGGGCTCCCTGAGGAGCCCTTCTGATCTTAACCCAAGATCTAATTAGAACTTCCAGGGATCTTTGCTTGGATCTACAAAACTTTCTTTCTCTAGCAAGTCTTTGATCTCAGCTTTTCTTTCCTGGATGAAAAATTGGATCTGAGAGTTCAGATCCAAGGCATTGTTTAAAGTTTCAAGGATCTTACTTAGATCAGCAGAACTGCTTTGATAGTCTTTTAAAACATCTTCTAAGTCAAGAGTGACACCTTTTGCTTTAGAGATCTCATCTTCAAATTCTGCTATGAAGATCTCTCTATCAGTTATTGCTCTTTCCATCTTACCTTCCTGGGCATTGCCCTATTAGTTAATCGTGGAGCTATTATAAACATAGTATTACTATCATTAGCAATAGTCACACTAGATATATTTCCATGTTCCAAACAAAGATCATAATAATTGCAAACATTAACATTATGATCCAATCCTTAGGCTCTCTCATCTGTTGTATCTCAACTTAGCTATCTTTGGCATAGCATGATGTCTTGAGATGAAATGTTTAAGAATAGATGTTGTTGGATTTGGGAAAGTTTCTCTCTCTAACTGAGCTAAGGTTTTGCCTTCTATCAATCCAGATCTAATCCAATCTAATTTCTTTTGGATCTTATCTTGATCTAATTTAACTGCCTCAACTTGAGTGGGATTGACTGCACTATATAAACCAATTTGTTTTAGATCTCTCAAGTAATTTGTGATCATAGGTTTAGAAACTCCCATAATGTTTTTGCAATCATCTATGGAAACTCCATTCATTCTAAGATTAAGAACTCTCATGTGATTTTCACTAACACTAAAATCATGTTTGTAATTATCTAAAGGATCTAATTTTTTTTGTTTCCAAAGCCTAGTCAAAGTTTCTTGCAAAAGTTTTCTATAAATCCTTCCTGGATGTTTCTGAAAAAAATTATCTCGCCATTCAAAATATTCTGCTGTGCCATTGCCATATAGTTTGCTCAAAGCAAAAACTACATCTGGAATGACAGACTCTAATCTGTTGATGGTTAGATGTTTAGTTCTGTCCAGGGTAGATCTAATTTCAAAACCAAGAGATCTGGCTTTGTTTAATATCTGCCTGATCCTCTCTCTGCTTACTCCATAAATATCTCCCAGGGATTGATAAGTATGAGTGTGATCCATATTCCAGAGAGTGATCACTTCCATATTTCTTTGGCTTTTTAAAAACCTATATTTTTTGTGTGTTGCCTTTAATTCAGCAACAGTATTTAAAAGATGCTTTTTTAAAGCTCTTTCAGTTTTGAGGTTTTCTAACCTCTCTTTGTTGGTACAAATTTTATCCATCTTTTTGCTCCTCTGATTTATTATCAGTTTTGTTTTTCTTGCCAAAGATCCTTTCAAAGTTTTCTTCAAATTTTTCTTTGGATATATCCATTGGTCTAGGATCAGATCCCTTTCCTAATTCATTCAGAATTTGTTGTAGGTTGTTCTCCATAGTTCTCTCGGATGTGGTTAGTAAATTCTGCCATGAGATAAGATCTATTGGCTGAGATATATTCCTCATACTCAATAGGATCTTCCCCATAAGCCCTTCTCTCTGACAAACATTCTGCATGTTTCTCTTTACAGAATGCCTGGAAGAGAGTTTCTTGATCAAAGTCTATGACTTTGGATCCTTTATTTTTATCATTCATAATTACCTCTCAAAATAAATATAAAATTAAATAGGTATAAACAATTATGGCTGTGTACCAGAGGATCAAATACCAATATCCTTTCATCTGCCTTGCCCTCTGTATGATTTGTAAGATCTTCTTTTATGTTTATTCATGGTAGCTGTTGAAACATTCCTCCTGGATCCCTGGGAAGTCTTTTTCCCACGAGCTCCTGTCTTTTGCTCATGCTTAACATTTTTGAAGATTTTAGCCATTGGTGGAGATCCTTCTTAATCCAGGCTGGGGGGGTTAGCCTGGCTTGTTTTGGTTTTAGGAGAGAATGAAGGATCTCCTGTTTCTTGTATTCTAGTTTGTAATTGATAATTTGTATAACTCAACAATGCAACTAGCAATCTGGTAGCTTCTGGTTTCAAGGATCCTGTTTCCCCTGACTCCCAAAAGTTTATTAATTTTTTTATGACTTCAATCATTACTTTGTCATTGACTGCATAATCGTCAGCATAAGCATCAAAGAAATCTTGTGCCATTATATTTAGATCATTTGTATTAACCATAATTTTTGCTCCTGGTCTTTACTAACTTCATACCATATTCATTGATCCCATCTGGGATCTCTAAGCCTGGTATTTTTTTTAGTGGGTTATCTTTAAAAGAACTGTAATCAACTTCGTGATGCCATCTGCCATACCTGAAAACCAATGATGTTATTTCAGGATGCATATCAACTAACATCTGAGATTTATTTTTAGTTCCTTCTCCATCATAAAACTCTGCTGAGTTTCCTCCTCTCATTGTTGATGTTCTAAGTTTGTTTTGTAAAAAAGCCTGGAACAATAATGTTGCCCAGCCATCTTTTAACATTCTTAATGAGAGATCTGTATCTTCGTTGTATCTGCCTCTCCATCTGTAAGGCACATCATTTCTAATTAAATTACACGAATAAATCCTGGTGTTTGTTCTGTAAGGAGGTTTTTTCCTTCTGGATCCTCCAGCAAAAAATCTGTATTCAAATCCAGACATGGCTATATTTTCATATCTATCAACAAAATCCTCTGATGCTCTAAATATGGCTCCAGATCTACAATTAATTCTTTCGTTGCGATTAAATCTACAGAAACCAGCAATATTATCATCCATTACCCAATGCTTATCGTGTCCTTGAGCAATAGAGTGATCCCAAGCATAGTTCCTGGCTCCTCCAGGCCCTTTCCTGGGATCATCATCTTTCCAAAAGGTATCATACTCATCTAGATACTTTTTAGGCAGTACCAGGAGCTTATCTTCGCCTAAGGATCTTGCATAAAGATCAAACTCTTGCTCTTCTACTATTACCTGGTAAGGAACATTCATTAGATCTAAATGCTTTGCAGTTATGGGATTTTCATATCTGCCCTTTGATGGGATATAAATTGGAGATCTAGGTTTCATCTATATACTCCATTTTGTCTTTATCAATGACAGGAAAAAATATTCCCTTGGTTTCCATTGTGATATTTCTGCCTATCAGATCTGAAAACTTTTTCATATCATCCTCAGTTTCAAAACTTATGACAATTTGTTTGATAGCCTCTTTGTTCTCACAAATATATTCAGGCATTTGTTTCCATTCAGATCTCCAGCTCTCATCATCCTTGTTAAGAACTTTAGGATCTGGCAGTTCAAATAATTCTTTTTGGATCTCCAACTAATACTCCTCAACATTAGCCTGGTACTTATCTGGATTTTCAGATCCATTTAAGATCTCAGGATCTTGTTCTCCTCTTTGCAAAGACAAATGATCATTTCTTAACATTGCTCCCATACTTTTAATTTTTGCTGTCCATTGCTTTGGGATCCATAAAGTGACTTTGACTAATCCTTGCTCCTTTTGTTTTTGTTCGTATCTATTCTGTGGTTTATATTTCATTTGGCATTTCTCCGAAAATTTCTGGGTGGTTGATAACATGATCTGCAACTTCACAAATAAGACGATTTCTTATTTCCTCATCAAAGTTGTAATGTTCTATTCGTTGTTTAAATTGTGATGGAAAGTTCCAGATAGGAATACTATCTTCCCATTTATAAAAATAAAATCTCAATGACATCTTTTGCCCAAACAACTTAGACAATGTTTTAGAGTGACAGACATGCAATGATAAGCCAGATCTTGTTTCTCTAGATCCAGAGAGCTCATAAACATTATTCATAATACTCTCTCATCCTGAGCTGATCTGCTCTAAAAGTTTTTGTTTCAACTTCTCGCTTTTCCTCATCATAAAGTTTGTAGCGATCTCCAGGCAATACTCTCCAAATAGTACATTTGAAAGTAGTACCTTTCCTCCAAACACGATCATTGATCCTATATGTAGATTGTGGCTCTACAAAGCCATCCTTATAAATACTCAAACTTAAAATGGATTTTTGTATTCAATTTCCCTTGGCTCCCAGCTACTAACCTTTTTCTCAACTCTTTGGAAATCAGTCACTAGCAAAGTTTCGCATCCAGGAACTTCCTCTTCACATTGGATCTTTACATCTTGATAGCCTTTGGATATTAAATTATCTGCCTGGCTAACAGCTTGATCTTTATTTTCGTAAGCAACAACTAAAGAGCTCTCAATAATTGGCTCGAAAAAACTAACTTTATAAAACATAAAACCTCCTTATGTCTTGATCAATAGTCACATTATCGTTCATAGGAATACTATTAGTCAAACTATGTAAAAGATTAAAACTCTTCGCTGTTCTTATAAATCAACAGCATTTATAATTATCGGAACAAAATTGAACTATGAATGAACAAAAGAAAAAGCCTGGTAGAAAAATGAAAACACTTGGAGAAGAGCATGTTGAACAGATCATTCAGCTTGGAGCTCAAGGTTTAGGCATCATGCAGATCTGTCAGGCTTTGGATATATCATGGGATGTTTTCAACAGAGAGAGGGGTAAAAAGGAAATATCGGATGCCTTAAAAAAAGGCCAAGCACTTGGAATTAAGGCAGTCACAAATTCCTTGTTCAATCAAGCAACTAATGGGAAAAATACTGTGGCCTCCATCTTTTATTTGAAAAATCGAGATCCAGATAATTGGGCAGATAAACAAGAAACAGAGGTCAATATCAATTTAAGAGAGATCTTAGACAATGCATCAACAAGAATTAGTGAACAGCAAGTGAACACAATAGATATAACACCTGAAAAGCCTTTAGATATAGGGAATGACAAAGAGATCCTCATCCCTAGTAAGAATGATAGTGAAATAATCCAGGATCCAGAGGAGAGATCCTCCAGATCTAGAGATCTAAAAGATGATTGAGCAAAGTCTATTCTCCATCTTATCCAATTTGCTTTTTCATTTAGAGGGAGCCCAGATTTTCTCCGATTTTGGGCCCCCTCGATTTTTCTGGAGCCCCGATAGTTATATTTAACAGTAGGATTAAAATTTTTTAATTTTTTTTATATGAAATATTCAGCACAAGACGAAAAAAGATTGATGTCAGAAATTTGGAGCATGGAGATTAAAAACTCTCCTCTCAAATTTGTGAAATATATTTTTGAGTGGGGCAAAGAAGGTACCCCCCTGGAAAAATTTACAGGCCCAAGGAAGTGGCAAGAAAAAATTTTGAAAGAAATGGAGATCCATATTGCCAGGAACAATGGAGAAATGGATCCATCAATGTTTAGAAAAGCAGTTGCCTCTGGTCGTGGCATAGGAAAGTCAGCTTTTGTGTCCTGGATCGTATTATGGATGTTATCTACCAGGCTTGGATCTACTGTTATTGTCACAGCAAACACAGAACAACAGCTCAGATCCAGGACATGGGCAGAATTAGGAAAATGGATGACTCTTGCTCTTAACAATCATTGGTTTGTTAGATCTGCGACAACAATAAAACCAGCTCCCTGGTTTGAGGAACTTCTAAAAAGAGATCTCAAAATAGACACAGGTTATTACTATGCCCAGGCACAGCTTTGGTCAGCAGAAACTCCTGATGCTTTCGCTGGTGTGCATTCGCATTATGGCTGTATGCTTTTGATGGATGAGGCATCTGGTATTCCTCAAAATATTTATTCTGTAAGTGAAGGATTTTTTACTGAGCCAATCGAAGATCGTTATTGGTTTTGCTTTTCTAACCCCAGGAGAAATACAGGGCCTTTTTATGAGTGCTTTCATAGTGCCAGGAGCTTTTGGTCAGGAGATCAAATAGACTCCAGGAAAGTAGAAGGTACTGATAAAGAGCTTTTTAATTCTATGATTGAGCAATATGGAGAAGATAGCACAGTTGCCAGGGTAGAAGTTAAAGGAGAATTTCCTACTGCTGACTCAGATACAGTCGTTCCCCTGGATCTAGTCAAATCGGCAGTTGAGAGAGATGTTGCCCTTCAAACATCAGCTCCAATTATTTGGGGTTTAGATGTTGCCAGGCAAGGAGCTGACAAATCTGCTCTTTGTATTCGCCAGGGAAACCATGTGCTTGAAATACAAACTATAAATTCTCCAGATCTGATGCAACTTTGTGGAAGGATCAAAGCCAAATATGACGAAGAGCAGTCTATGAATAGACCACATGAAATTTTAGTGGATGCAATCGGATTAGGAGCTGGGGTAGTAGATAGGCTCCTGGAACAAAATTTACCTGTTAGGGGTATTAATGTTGCAGAGGTACCCAGCACAAAAGGAACATATTTAAATCTTAGGGCAGAGCTCTGGTTTAAGATAAAAGAATGGTTGGGGGGAAGAGATGTTAGGCTCCCTGATGATGATGGCCTGGTAAGTGAGATCTCTTCCCCTATCTATAAATTTAATTCAACAGGCAAAATAAAAGTTGAGTCAAAAGAAGATATGAAAAAGAGAGGAATTAAATCTCCAGACAAAGCAGATGCCCTGGCATTAACAATGGCTAGTGAAGGAGCATCTTTTGGAGGATCTAAAGAAAGTTTTATGGGGTATAATTTCAGGAAACCTCTCAAATCAAAAATTTTACGAGTCGGATAAATGAAAAATTTATTAATGCCACAGTCAAAATATAGAATAGAGTCTTATGAGCCCTCTCCTGGGCAAAAAAGAACTGAAAATATGTCTAATTTTTTACAGGCTATTGGAGGTTTTACAGATCGCAACAACATACCTTTTTTAAGTTCTTTTGCAGACGAAAGAAATGCATATCGAATGGCTAACAAACTTAATAATGCTTATGAAACAGTTGGAGATTTTATTCCAGGGCTTTCTTATGAGTTAGCAAAAGAGAGAGAGGATGATTTAGGACAAAACCTGGCTATGTTGGATCTAATTCCTGGAGGAGCTATACCAAAACAAGTAGTTAAGAAAACTATTAAAGATGCAGACGAAGTTAAAGACATGATGTTTTTGCATAATACAAGCTCAGAGGCTTTAGAAAATTATCAAAACTTAGGAGGATTGCCATCTCCCAGCATGGCAGTCACACAAAAGGATCTTCCTTTTGAGGGTTTTGGAGATATTACTTTAGTTGGTAAGCCAGGCAATTTTGATCCTAAAGTTTCTGCATCAAATAAAATTTATAGCTCTGATGCTTATACTCCAAGAGCTCCAGCTCCTATACAAACTACTAAAAGAAATGCTTATGATTATTTATTAGAAAATTATGAGCCATTAGCGAAAAAATTTGATGAAGGTATAGGATTTATATTAGATGATGTTTATCAGCAGTCATTTAAAAAACATGCCTCTAGTCGTAGGCAAAATCAAGTAAAAGAAATTTTCAACTCACTTGCTGGAAAATTAAAATTTTTAGAAGATCAAGGAATAAAT